GATAACATCAATGTCGTTCTACTCCAAACGTGGACGAACCCAATCAACCTCGATGCTAAACAAATTGCAAACGACGTCGCGGATTGGGTACGCAAATACCAGACAGAGACGGTTGCTTATAGTCGCCAGACATCCGGGGCTATTGCCGCTTTATTATCGCCAGCAGGTATTTCAACTACGCCTATCGATGGCAGCGTATATGGTCAGGCTTGCGACGAAATGCTTTCCGCGATCACTTCCCAGCGATTATTTCATCCAGAGCAAGACGAGTTCACAAGACAAGTCCTCTCAGCTGTAAAACTTCCGTTTAAGGATGGTGGCTGGTATCTGGGACGCAAGGTGTCTAATGCCACGATCTGCGCGGCCGTTGCTATGGCTATGGTCTGCCACTTCGCGACTCGCGGAGAAGCGGAGTACGACATCGTAGTCGGATAAATCGGACATAGTGTACAATATGCACTAATGGGACTAAAAGAATTCTTTCTAGGGGCTCCATCCGTGACTGAAAAGTTCACCGATGTTGAAGCCTCTCTACAACCTTTCAATCTTTCAACTTCTGTCTATGGATTGCTTAATGCTCCTACGACAGTCGATCGCGCATCTGCTATGTCGGTTCCAGCGGTTGCTCGCGCCCGTAACATCATCTGCGGCACTATCGGATCGCTTCCGCTTGAGCAATACAACAAGTTTACTGGCGCACACATCGAGCCTTTAAGAGTTATCAACCAACCAGACCCACGCGTCTCAGGATTCGTTGTTTACAACTGGCTCGCTGAAGATATCTGGCTATACGGCGTCGGGTTCGGATTAGTCCTCGATGCTTATGCAGAAGATGGCCGCGTTCGCTCCTGGACTCGTATTGATCCTAAGCGCGTCAATCCGAAATACAACTTAGCGATGAACGAGATCGAAGGCTACGAAGTCGATGGCAGACTTGCTCCTATCGCTGGAGTCGGTTCAGTTATTCGCTTCGATGGTGCAGATGAAGGATTCATCAATCGCGCAGGCCGCACAGTAGTCGCGGCAATCGAACTAGAGAAGGCTGCACTCTCATACGCTAAAGAGCCAGTCCCATCAATGGTTCTTAAGAGCAACGGAACTAACTTAACTTCAGAACGCATCGCTAAACTTCTCGAAGCATGGCGCAATTCTCGCGCTACTCGATCAACAGCGTTTCTCAATGCAGATGTAGAAATGCAGTCAGTCGGATTCGATCCTAAGAGCCTTCAGCTCGTAGAGGCTCGTCAATATGTGGCGTTGGAGATAGCAAGAGCTTCAGGCATCCCTGCTTACTTCCTTTCAGCAGAAACTACCTCTATGACTTACTCCAACGCTACTTCAGAACGTCGCTCGTTGGTGGACTTCTCGCTTCGCCCAATCTTGGCAGCGATCGAGAGCAGACTTTCACTCCCGGACATCTGCCCATCAACTTCTCAAATCCGTTTCGATCTAGACGACTTCCTTCGTGGAAATGCACTAGAGCGCGCTCAGGTTTATCAGATACTCAACACAATTGGCGCGATGAGCGTTGAACAAATTCAAGAGGAAGAGGACCTAATCCGATGAAGATCGAAGTCCCAATTACACTAACAGCTGCGGATTCACAATCACGCACAATCTCTGGCCAGATCGTTACATGGGGCGAGCAGGGCAACACTTCTGCTGGTCCAACTATCTTCGCTTCAGATTCAATCAAGTTTAATAAGAACATCAAACTTCTCCTAGAGCATGATCGCACTCGTCCGATCGGTAAATTGATCGCACACGAGATCACAGATTCAGGCATCGTTGCAACATTCAAGATTGCTGAAACAGCGGCAGGAAACGATAGCCTTATCGAAGCAGCGACAGGATTACGCGATGGATTCTCAGTCGGCGTCAAGGTCGATGCATGGGACAACCAAGATGGCGTAATGGTCATCAGCAAATCATCGATCGTCGAGACTTCACTCGTCACCGATCCAGCAATCGATTCAGCGCGTGTCGCTGAAGTCGCTGCATCAGAAGATTCTGCTCCTGAAGAGGTAGCAGATGCAACCCAACCAACAGAAGGAGAACAAGTGTCCGACACTACCGTTCAAGAAGCTCCTGCCGTAACTGAAGCGGTAGAAGCGACAAAAGTAGAGGCTGCTGCTCCAAAGCCAGCATTCTACGCAACTCCACGCATCAACACTAACCTCACAGCAGGTCAGTTCCTAGAGGCGAACATCAAGGCATCAATGGGCGATGACGAAGCACGCATGATCGTCAAGGCTACAAACGATACTTCAACAAACACAGGTCTTACTCTTGCTCCACACCTAAACGAGTTCATCACAACTTCAATCGATGGCCGTCCAGCGGTGGATGCAGTTTCACGCGGAAACCTAGTGGAAAGCGGCATGTCTTTTACAATTCCTAAGCTTTCAACTGCACCAACAATGGATTCAAACTCAACAGAGGGTGAAGCACTTGCTGGAACTGAAATGGCTTCAAGTTACATCACAGTAGATGTTAAGAAGGCTGCCGGACTTCAGACAATCTCATGGGAACTCCTAGATCGCTCATCACCTGCGTTCTACGATGAACTCATCAAGGAACTCAACTACGCATACGCGAAGGCAACAGATCAGGCTCTCGTAGCAGCTCTCGTTGCTGGTGGAACACAGGCAACAACACAGGCTGCAACAATCGCAGGTTTCAAGTCTTACATTGGCAAGGAAGTTCCAGCAGCGTACAACGCAGCAGGAAAGTTCGCCAAGAACGTCATCGCTAACACAGCATGGTGGGAGACAATCATCTCAGCTGAGGACACAACAAACCGTCCACTATTCACAGCTGCACAGCCATCAAACGCTCCAGGAGCAGTCGGCGTAAACAGCATCACAGGAAACGTAATGGGTCTCAACCTATTCGTTGATCCACACATGTCTGTAACAACACTCATCGACGATTCAGCATTCATCGTCGTTCCAGAAGCAGTAACATTTTATGAGGCCCCAAAGACTCAGGTCCAGGTCCAGGCTCTCGCAAATGGTCGTTTGCAGGTGGCCGTCTATGGTTACTACGCAATCGCAACAAAGGTCGGCGCAGGCGTTCGTCGCTTCAACCTTACCTAATAACTAACTAAGCATGGGGGGGCGGTTGCTCCCGATCGCTCCCCCAGTCGTTTACCGAGAGGAAAGAAATGCCAACAATTATCACGGCTTCAGAGCTTCGATCAACCCTTGGCGTTTCTTCCTCTCTGTATTCGGACGCAGTTCTATCAGACATCATTGATAGTGCAGAGGCGATCATCCTGCCAATGCTCGTGACTTACTCAGTCGCCATCGATGCAGTCTCACTTAACAATAACGTCGCTTACTTCTCAACAGTTCAGATGAACCCATTTGGAGAAGGTCAGTCCGTAGTTATCAGCGGATGCGGAAGTCCTTTTAATGGCACTCGAACAATCACAACAGACTTACTCGATGACGATTCATTCTCAGCGGCAATAACTAACGCTGATATCATCTCTAAGAACATCATCCCATCAGGGTTGGCTACCCTTACTGGTGCATCGACTTATGTCGGAAATAGCGCAGTAGAATCAGCCGTCCTAGTCGTCTCTGTCGAAATCTTCCAGAGTCGCACAGCAGCAGGTGGCCAGATCGAAGGCGTGGACTTTAGTCCAAGTCCGTTCAGGATGGGTCGCTCACTCTACAATCGCTGCGTTGGTCTCCTAGGTTCACTCGTCGATGTCGGAACGATCGCCCAGTAATGCCAGCCTCAACTATTCTTTCAGCCGTCCGCACTCCACTTGCTACAGCACTTGGGTCAGTCGCAGCTAACGTCTTCTCATACGTCCCAGAGAACGTCCCAGTCCCGGCGGTAGTTCTCGTCCCATCTTCACCATATATGGAGTTCGACACAATCGGTAAAAGTACCTTCAAGTGCAAACTCAATTTCACTATATCTTGCTGCGTGGCTTATTCAAGCAATCCAGCATCGCTCGACAACATCGAGCAACTCATCGAAAGCGTTGTCCTCGCCATTCCAGCAGGTTATGAAGTGAGCGATGTCCAACGACCAACCGTCACACAAGTAGGCGCGAGCAATCTGCTAGTAGCCGATATCGTCGTTAGTACCCACTACACGCGAACAAACTAAAGGATAAATAATGGCAACCACAGTAATTACAGGTCGCGATATTTCTCTATCTTTCACAGGTGGAACAGATATCGAAGCTCAGGCACTTTCAGCAGTTCTTACAAAGACCAACCTACGTCAGACATACCAGACTCTCGATGGAGAGGCTTACAAGACAACTAACGTAGAGGCAACTTTTGCCCTCTCAATGTTGGCAGACTGGGGCAAGACTTCTTCAGTATGTGAGGCTCTTTGGAGTGCTGCTGAAGCACCAGAAACTACAATCTCAGTAACATTGACCGCTGCTACGGGCGCACAGTTCGTATTTCCAATTCTTCCAGAATTTCCTACAGCAGGTGGCGCTGGATCAGATGCTCAGACTGTAGACTTTACTTTCAAAGTCGCTGGCGGAGCAGTAACAGAAACCTTCAGCTAAAAACTAGAAACGGGAGCAATCATGAAGAAAGCAATCACAATTACATATCGATCTGGGGATCAGGCTACTTATGTGGCCTATCCACCAGACTTTGCAAAATGGGAAATGGCTAGCAAGAAGTCAATTTCAGAATTCTCTGGAATGTGGGACATCTTATTCGTCGCTCATAGTGCCATGAAACGCGAGGGAGCAGGGCAACCTGTAAAACCTTTCGAAGCTTGGATCGAGAGTGTTGAAGATGTGGATGTGGACGCTGATAGCCCAAAAGCCATAGCCGAGGAAGTATCGGCCGACTCCTAGTCGAGTTAGCCATCGCAACTCATATTCCGATGAGGGAATGGGAATCTGCGGAAGATATTTTAACGGCGATTGAAATACTGAAGGAGCGTAATGAACCAGGCTGAGGTCGAGGCTTACAATCGGAAAGAAATCCGACAGGTAATCAAAGCCTTTAAAGCCATGGATGAGAAGGCAGTCGAAGAGGCCAAGAAGGTCTCAGGCGCACTTGCCGACTATGCGTTAGGTCAGATTCAGAAGGCTTCCGGCACTCGAACTGTGGCCACTAAGGTTGCAGTTCGTATTGCTCAGGGTGGCAAGGTTTCCAAAAGTTCCAAGGTAGGTGAGATTAGCCTAGGGTTCGCTTCTCAGAAGTTTTCTGGTGGAGCAGATACTAAAAAACTCTGGGGTGGCATGGAGTTCGGCTCGAACAAGTTTAAGCAGTTCCCAGCCAGAACTCCACGCTTCCGCTCAGGTAACTATGGCTATTTCATCTATCCAACACTCAAGGCTATCCAGCCTTATATTATTCGAGAATGGCAAGATGCCTTCTCAAAGATTCTTAAGGAGTTCTAATGGCTTCAGATAGCAGAACCCTTAAACTCGCAATCCTTGGAGAAGTTAAAGACCTTAGCGCAAGCCTTACTAAAGGCTCTAATGAGGTCAGCACATTCGGCGATAAGATCAGTAAGTTCGGCAAGGTCGCAGGAGCCGCCTTCGCAGCTGCTGGAGTAGCGGCAGTCGCTTACGCTGGTAAGTTAGCGATCGATGGAGTCAAGGCGGCGATCGAGGATGAAGCGGCTCAACTACGCCTAGCCACATCTCTTAAAAATGTTACTGGTGCAACAGAATCTCAAATCAAGGCGACTGAGGATTACATTCTCAAGACTTCTCTGGCTAAAGGCATCACAGACGATGAACTTCGTCCAAGCCTTGATCGCTTGGTCAGAAGTACAAAATCAGTCGAGGAAGCCCAGAAGTTACAGACACTTGCAATCGATATTGCGGCAGGTACAGGCAAGTCACTTCAGGCGGTTACAGAAGCCTTAGCCAAGGCTCAGGACGGCAACTTCACAAGCCTTAAGAAACTAGGCGGCGGCATCGATGAGAACATTCTTAAGACTAAAGACTTTGATGCGGCCACAGCTTCTCTAGCCAAAACTTTTGAAGGGCAAGCCTCAAAGCAGGCCGAGACATTCCAAGGCAAAATGGATCGTCTTAAGATCGCCTTTAATGAAGGCAAGGAAACCGTCGGCTCATTCATTCTTGATGCAATTACTCCAATGGTTGATTTCATCGTCCAGAAGGTAGTACCGGGCGTCCAGATGTTCATCGATTCAATCGGTGGAGAAAAGGGAATTAGCAAGGCTCTTAATGGATTTATCGCAGCTGCTAAAACAATCTTTATCCCAGTCTTTCAAGGTATCCAATTCGCCTTCGATAAGATTAAAGGCGCAGTATCAGATAACAAGGAAGAGTTCCAAGCCCTATTAGAGTTCAT